TAGTCATAAGGTCTGGTTGCCCCTCCATTGGCACAGGGTCGGTTATCTGCGATCCGGGGCCTATTAACTTATTCCCCTTAGTCTTCTGCCCCGCCTCACTTCGTCCCTTATTCTCCTCCCTTTTGAAATCTTCAAAGTTATCCCCTGAACGATACGTGACAAGGATAGGCCACGAGTTGGCAATATCCATATACTTCTTAAATATCTTATGAACCAGTAGCCAATCAAGTTCTGACAAAACATTCGTCAGGGGAGCCTTATGATTTATGACATTATCCGATTTAAGAAACTCACTCCAGAACATACGGGCCGGACAATAACCCATGCCGTGAACAAACTCCACTATAAGATCCCCTATGTTCCCCTCTTTGTTCTCAAACTTCCGAATCGAATAATCATCATAAGCAAGGATAACGTCACCTACCTTAAAGATTACATACAGACATTCACCGTCTCTTTTACAGGAAATATCCAATACGTTTTCTATGTTGATAAGCTGATTCTTTGGCTCCGGCTTATCACCTTCATCTGCCAGGTCAACCACCCACACAGAATCAATAGCGTTGATCATCGCCTGAAATCCTTCAGTATGCCAGAACTCATCATCACGGTATTTCTCCCAATCCTTTTCGTTTTCAGGATTATTAAAGTCATAACGGTTGAAAGCGTCCTGACCGTCAAACACCCTTGACAACGCCATGCCGATTGACTCAGTAAGCTGTACCGTAGGGAGCGGACAGGTCATAAGCTGCTTAAAGCGCTCAACCTTATCTTTGGGAAGTAACTCAGGCTGTTCTGCGCAAATCCACGCAATAAAATCATTATGATATTCCGAAAGTTCCGTCTTGAGAATCTCGGTATCAGTATGAAATTTAAGTCTGCTTTGATGAATCCTTGCCCTGTCGAGTTCCCTTCGATGCGGGTGAGTATCTATCAGCTCTTTTATCTGCGCTTCTGTCAACATACCATGTGTTAATTTTCATCTTCCTTTGAATCCTCAGTATAGCCTCGCCTCTTTCCTCGCTACACTCAAACACCAGGTCTTTGCTAATTAACCTCATGAGTTAACCATATCCAGCAGGAAGGTTGTAGCATTTGAAGCTTTGGCATAATCTGACCACCCGCCTGATAAGTGGAACTGAAACTTATTCTTTGTCCCGTCACTGTAAGTACCGGCCTGCATGTCCGATACGAAAAGCGAAGTAACCCGGAATCCTTTCACCTTTGAACTCTCCTCGGAGTAGATAAGCTGGTTGTTCTCGTTTATGAACAGCACGTCAAGGTCCTCACATGAAAGAGCTTTTAAAGCCCTTATTGTTTCCTGATCTGTCTGCCAGAACAAACCCTCGACTTTTGCCGGTAGTGTGCCTACCTGGATAGGGATACCGTTCAGCACTTCATTACCAGAACCCACTTCACGTATCTCTGTAGGGGGAATGTTGACGGTACACATCGGGGAAACAACAGCTTTGGTGTCGCCGGTAGCTGTAAGAAAGACAGTCCATACGGCAGAGGAAATAGCGGAAGCGGCAGCGTCAAGCTGATTGCCATGCCTCCAGAAGATCATTTTCTGAATCTGTCCAATCTCGAACTTGCAGTCGTTGATGTCGGTGACTATGGATGCAAGGGTAGTGGAAATAGGACATTGACAAACTGTTATGGCCATAATGTGAAAGAATTAAGTTATTTTTAAAGACGTCTTTACCTTCGCTTTCAAACTGCAAAGTTACTTATTATAACGAAATAGTTCTATATAGAACAACAATAGAACTATGATATTTAATAACAAGTTATCAACAACAAGGGGGGCTGTCCTTTTGGAACACCCCCCCTGCATGAAAACAGAAAATGTTACAATGGAATTTCTTCGCCTTTCTTCCAGCAGTCCATCTCATTCGCCTCGTCGCCACGAGTCCAGGTGTTTTGTGTCTCATAGACTCTGATGGCTTCTTCCGTGTCACACCGCTCGGTGATAGTGGAGTGGTGTTCTCCGGGTATTGTGTTTCTCCATCGGCACTGGTAGCACTCAATAGAGCGGGAGCTATCTTTCTCGCAGGAAAAGAGAATCGCTAACGTGATAATGAATAATAGCTTCTTCATACCACCAAGATATAAAACAAATCAATACATTCCTAATTTTTTACATCCCTCACCTGCATAACCCCGATATTATTAGCTTTCTCGGATACCATTGCCCAGAACTGCGAGGCTGCCGGGTACTTATCGCCTGTCGGGAATTTCATCATAGCATCAGATAACAGCTTTGCCGGTGCCTTGTACGAGGGTAATACCATGAAGCTCTTCATTGCCGTGACGACTCCCTTATACCACCAGTTCACATCGTTTGTCGTAATGACCTTTTCAAAGTAAGCCAGAGCGAGACAATACAACCCGTCGGCCAGTTCGTTTGTCCAAAGCCTGTTAAAAGTAAGTGATTCGTGCTTTTCAAGCCAGTAGATTATATTATCCAACAAAGCGTCAACGGCCACTGTATCATCTTTGATTAGCGGATTCATGCGACGTGATATGTACTCCCTTGCTATGTAATACATATACCTCGTGTTTTCCGGGTCCAGCTCCAACTGCTTTGTGAGTATCCTTAGACTCCTGTCTGGATCAATAAAGTGAGCAGGGGAGTAGCCGGACTGTATCTCAAATTGAGTCTTATAACACAACTTCCGTAACTTGTCATTGTCCCCGTCGATAGTCAGCATATTATGAACAGCACTAACCCATGTCACGGACTGATCCCGCCTGATAACCCTAATTGATTCCACAGTCTCAACCTGCGTCTTTACAGTGAACAGCATTCCCATATACCGGAAGACATGACCTTCAACCCGTCGTGTCATGAAGTTATTCAGGATATGCTTTATACCGGCTATCGAACAGTTAAGAACCTCATCAGCGTCAATGATAAGAACGAAGTCAGTAGTACACCGGGAGAGCGAAACATTCCGGGCCTCCGCGAAGTCATCTTGCCACAGATAATCAGTGTAGACCTTATCCGTGTATTTCTTGCATATCTCAACCGTGTTGTCTTCTGAACCCGTGTCGACTATCACTATCTCATCAGCGTCCTTAATCGATTCTAAGCACGTTTCTATACATCCTGATTCATTCTTGACAATCATCGACACCCCTAATGTCTTCATCTTATCTTTAATTATCTCTTTGTACTCCGCCCATCCTTTCAAAAGTCATAATGACATATCTTAGTGCCGCAAGCCCGTCCGGTTCATGGCCGTCTGGTTCTGGGATTATCTTGCCGTTAACATCTACTTTCCAGAAGAAGCTTTCAATCCCATTTTTAACATTTACCGAACGCTTTGTCAGAAATATATTGTAGCCCCTCACTTTATTAATGCCGTCAATTACCGATCTGACAGGCTTCTTTACTCCGATAATATTATATCCATACTTCCGGATGTCCCGTATCTCGGTTGCCCCGGCACTATCCGCGACTATAGGCCACCCCTGTAAGTGGTTTACAAACACTAACTCATCAACAATAGACATCCTCTCCGCTCCCCTTATCTTCTCCGGCATTAGGTTGTTTTCACAGAATACCTCATCGACATAAAGATTACTGTCAATCCGGTAAACATCAATCAATATTGTCGGATCAGGCGACACCCCAAAGTCCATACCTGAAGGAATGCGGTAAGCATCACCGGGTATTTCGTCGATAAACTGGTATTTGTATATCCTGCGCTCAGAATAGTATCCTGTCAGTCCTAACCCATAAACACGAAACCAGTCAATATTATCTTTCCGGGATAGGATATAATCAACCTCGCTCTGAGGACACATTTCATTATCGAGATATGTAACAATGATCTGCTCACTGATAGGGTTCCCCGATTCGTCTTTTAGCTTAGGTATCTCGGTGTGCGCCCAAAACTCAAAGTCCGGGTTATAATCAATATAGATTTCTTCGTGTGTCCTTCCGATATATGTTGATGCTACTTCCCAACCTATTTTATTACCCTCGTTGATGTAAAGAATATCCCTCCTTTTTGACTTACCGGCCTGTTTCTTAATATCTGAAACATACCTGAACTGAATGATAGACCTGCCAATCTTTAAATCATGATCCGTCTTATTGAATGAATCGTTCCAATTTAGGTTAGAAGACTCAAACTGTTCTTTGAAATCGTTTATTGCCCCGTCTTTCAGGTTATCATAGGTATCGGTAACAATCGTAATGATTCGCTTTTTCTCGTTTGCCTTCTCAATTAGAATCTGCGCAATAGCGACGTTCTTACCAGCACCCTGACCACCCTGAACAACTTTTATCTTGGCCCTTATCCGCTTTATCTTGTAATATGTGGAGGTACGATAAATCATTCTTCCGGGAACTGCCTTGATACGTTCTTATATTCTACAATGGAACTTTGATTTATCTTTTGATTGTCTGCAAGTCCAAGTTTTCGTGCGACTATGTTAGCATTATACGCCCCGACCGTCGCTCCTTCGAGCTGTTGCGTTTCAATAGTGTGCTCTATGCGCGTTATGATTTCGGAAAAGTCTTCTGTCGGGTTACTGTCTTTGAAGTCATAAAAATAAGACTGTGAACATCCCAAATAAAGACAAAGCCCTGATAATGTATATGGCCTCTGAGTTGGTAGTTCTGCTAATTCCGCGGGCCTTGTGGCTTGCACGTTCTTAACATCGCCCCCCTTTACCTTAATAGCCAGCCCCGGCTTTCCTGCCGCCCTTGCTTGCTCTACTTTCATCCAGGGATGATCGTCGC